CGACGGTGTTATATTGAAATCCGCTCAATATCACGGAATTAACATCGGTCTTATGCCGCCAACTATTATTGATCCAGTTCGCCGCTCTCTTTGCCGCTTCGTTTGACTCTTTGCTCACCTGAGAGCTTATGTCGCACAATTTCACGGAGTTGAGAGCGGAACAGAAACGGGCTTCTATGCCTGAATCTGAATACTGAACGATACCCGTCCGAATATCGGCTGAACCCTTCCACGGAAAGCTCTTATCTTTCTTCGCCGAATACTGGCCGGTATGCCGCATCCAGTAAATATCAATATTCTGCTTCAAGTCGGTTTCGTTGGCTTCGGCAACCGAAAGCAGCGCGTTAAGATAAGCGGCAATCTCGTTTTTCTTCGTGGTATCGAGTTCGTATTTTTTAGGCATTAATCCTCTTTAAATGACTTTTAAACTTTTATTTATATCGTCATGTGTTTCTAAATATGATATAGCTTTTATTAAATAATCAATTTTATCTTTAAATCTTCCAAGTCCAGTATTGCAATCATTGCATAACAGGCCCCTTACTTTTCCGGTAATGTGATTATGATCTACAAAAAGAACCCCGTGTAGATTATCGGTTTTTCCGCATATCATTTACCGTCTTGTGATTTCAACAACTTCTCGTAATCTTCAAGTATCATGCCATATTTAATTTTAAAACATGATTTCCTTAGAGACATTCTTCTACTTATTCTATGGTTTTTATGATATTCCCTTGACTTGAATTTTTTGTAAATTTGTCTATTGTTTTTTCCTGCTTGCATCGAGAACATTTCTTTTGCGTTCAATCGTTCCCCATTTTGCACAAAATATTATCTGGATTAATTATTTTAAAATCAACACCATTTAATTCTATGTCTTGCCCGCTATAACAATCGTAACAGACCCTATCTCCTATGCTTACATCGTTGAATTTACACTCATTTCCGATCTGTCTAACTGTTCCCCACTTAGAATACCGTTTGTAATCCTCTGGTTTGATTATCCCGCTCCCGTAAGTGTCGCCGTCGCTCTCGCATTCGATCAGGACGCGGCTTCCTCGCACTTCAAACACCTGTCCACCTTCAAGGGTTACGGCTCCGGCTTTTAGTTCGTTACTGGACATTTTTGATAACTCCCATCACGTCGTCGGTAGAAACGATAAAAAACGTCTTCCCATCGGATTGAACCTTTGAGTAATCGTAAGGCGGGATAAGTACCATCGTTCCCGGCGCGTATTTGTCACTGCTCTCAACTATCGCCACATCAGAGAAGGTTTCCTGCACGCTTGTGGCAAGAATAATTCCGCCCAGGGTTTTGGTTTCTTTGTTTTCGATTGGCGTTACTATGGTGCGTTTGTTAAGGGGAATCAGCTTCACTTAATAGCCTCCACTTCCGCGATCATTTTGCTCTATGCTTCTTTGGTAACGCCTCTGTGCGTCTGTTAATGCGCTTATGCTGCAACCTAATTCGGGGTAGAGCAGGTACATCTCGTACGCTATTGCTGCCGCCATCACGTAATCGTCGTGTGTGTTACGTTCCGCTTCGGCTTTTATTGCGTTACTGTGTTGCACGCGGACAAAGCTAAACATCTGCTCTACCGTCGTGCGGTCGTACACTTTTATCAATCGCCCGTCAACCGCTTCTTTTAAATGGCTCAACATTTGCGGTCGTGTTGCGGTGGTGGTGTCCCACCCCAATTTGTCGCTTTTCTTTATCTCTCCCGTATCCGGATCTGTGATCGGCATACGAAAGATGTCGAATTTGCCTTGCTTATTGAGCTTCGCCAGTCGCTCCATCTCGAACGCGCCGCCGTTATTCCTCTCGTATCCCACAAGCGGCATTAATCCCGTCTCGTCGTAAATATAATTAAAGACCGGATACACTTCATCGGTCATTATTGTTGCTATTACCGGCCCGCCCCAAACCATCGGAAAATCAAAGCGCTTAGATGAAAAGAACTGGCATACGCTTGAGTCACCACAACCCATACTCGTATCCCCGCCGACGTAAATCTGCTCGCCCTTCTTTAAGTCTCGATATTGCTTGAGTTCCTCGCTCATCTGAATACGCCCTTTGCGTTCTCAATTTCAAGGAGCATTTGTTTCAAGCTGTCTTTGTCGAAGTAACACTGTCCAGACGATAAAAACGCTTCCATTTCCGTCTCTGGATATTCCTGCGTAAACAGTTCTTTCAGTTCCGCTTTCTTTTTTGCGAGAAACTCAGCACTGTAAAAGTCGCTTGCCCTGTAGAACAATGCCCGATATCCGTTCGTTCCCTGCCTGCTTTCTTCGCGGAACTTCTTGTAATCGTTAAACCCGTTTGCTGTGGTCTCAAGTATCTTGCGCCCGTTCTCAACAACCGCTTGCCCGGCGCCTGCGATTATCTTTGTGATGTTCGAATAGAACGCCACTTCCGATAAATGCAAATTCGTAATCGTCTTTGAGCGCCCAAACTCCGTGTTCTTTGCCGTGCCGATCGTGTAGCTCGTATTCATGAACGGATTATAAAGCCGGTTCGTCGAATTGTATTTCAAAGGAACCTTGATCTTATTCTTTTCCTCGTAACTTTGAATATACAGTTTGACCTTGCCTAACAATCCTTCGGCGTTTTCGTCAACGTCGGCAACAACCACGCTATTGCTGTTCTTCCGCAGCATAAAGTCCGTAGTGAATATTGCGGTTATCAGTGAGCTAAAGCCCTGTTGGCGGGCCTTGAGGATGTCTATGTCGCAAACACTTTCCGATTCTTTCTTAAACCGCTTCTGTACCTGGTTAAACTCAAGTGATACCGTGTTCCCTTTCTTGTCAACGATTTTAAAGTTCTCACCTATAAAATCTTCGTAGTCAAACGTGACCGGATTAAAGTCTTTCATTTCTGGTGCTTGTTGATTTGACCTTGAAAGTGCTCGTATGTGTTCAGGTTTACGTCAACCTCTTGCTTCTCTCTCCACTCTCCCGGCTTGCGGTTCTTTAACCAAAATATCATAGACACAGGGTCTGGAGGGTACTTCTTAATCGTTGTCGCCCTTACAATCTCGCCGTCATTACAGAAAATCTTTTCTTCTGGGTGTTCGTAACCGCAAGCCCTTTCAAACAAAGAACGCTCAACTTTATCGTCGGAAATCTTCTTGCCTGTTTTTATGGTGTCGGAAAACTTGGGGTGTTTTTTCTTATACTCTGCAAAAGTGTCTCTGCAAATACCAAAAAATTCAGCTATCTCTTCTTCGGTAAATCCTTTCTCCGCAAGAAGCTGAACTTTCTTTAAATCAATGCTTGCATACTTGCTCGGCCTTGCCATTTTCGTAACCCAAATTCCCTTTTCCATCTTTTGCAAACGGATAAGATCACTTTTAAAATGCGCGTCCGCGTAATGTAGTTATATATTTACTGCCGTAATATTCACCGGCTGAGCTGCGCTATGCGATATATTTTGTCGGCTCGCCGGGGAAATTGCCCCGCATGACTGCATTACAACAGTGCCAGTGCCGGGGTTACTGTTAATACAATCTTACCCCACGCCTTTATACAAAAGTGTGTTTTTCTTCCGACGACGTTTTTGTATTCTTCGACGGCAAAAAGTGCAATAATTTATTTTCGCCCTATCGTCGATAAAAATATTTTCAAAATAGTGAAAATAAAGCTTGACACCGTATTAATGGTGTGCTATACTATTGTTGTAGAGCAGCAGATAAGGTTCCCGGAGATCCTAAAACCGGGCGAGGTAGAGGAGGTCGTCATGCAGAATTACAAGGGCATAAGAGGCAGGATTGCAGAGGACAGATGCACCAATAAGTCAGAGTATGGTAGCCCGCTGTACTGTGATTGCGGATGCCACACACCCCGCGATACCGACCCGGTGCTTAACCTATCTGATGTAACCATCATCCGCAAATCTGGCGAGGGACACGCCAACTATATACTAAGTCGTAACGGCGTGGAGTGTGGATCATATAACTCCCAGTATAGTGCAATCTACATGGACGGTAACGAGTATCTTGGGGTTAGTGATGATGTCGTCGCGCATCTACTGGCAATTGTTAGATCAGGCGTTATGGACAAGCCGTCTAATGACACCAACGCCGGATCAACATTAGAGGAGACCGCAGCGTCGGAGTCTTTAGCCGACAAACTTGACCTTGCGGAGCAAGACGCCAAACACGGCCAACATCCAGGCCACTGCACAAAATGCCACTCTTACTGCTACGGCGATTGTGAGGCTAATTAACATGGATAATCCTATATGGCAACAGATACGCCCTATTATTGAGATGGGGGTACCAAAAACAATCAGCCTTGCAATACCATCCAACACCCCTATGGCAGGGGCACCGCGTACATGGCGGGTACCGCATAACAATAGACTGATAATTTTAAAAATCAAAGGAGAAAAATCATGAACAATAAATTACTGCGCGAAGGGCACGGATTAAGCGGTATTGTGATATCCCGAGATTGCGCCGACCTGGACGCGGCCAAAAAGTGCGCCCGGGAATGGACACGGACGTTCGACCGGCAGAAATACCGTTACGGGGAGTGGAATACGCACGACGTATTATTGACATGGACTGGACGCAGATGGGAAGAGGATAGGCCCTGAATAAAAAGGACGCCACAATGAAAAACTGCCGATACTGTAAAAAACCAGTGGGAGATCACCCGGCGCGTAAAGTATGCGCTGATCCTGACTGTCAGAAAAAAAGAGACCACGATAAGCACGAAACTTTCAGAGCAAAAAAGAAGGCCGCCCAGAAATGAGCGGCCATTCT